CTCTCCGCCTCTGCCTTGGTCTGTTTTTCGGTCTCGGCCTGCTTGGCGATCTTCTGCTCGGCCTTCCATTCGCCCAAGGCGTCGGTGTACTTGTCGAAGTCGTCAAAGTCCTTCGGATCGGGTGCCGTGTTGGGCTCTTCCTTGGCGACCGGCTTCTCATACTTCTCCAGTTTGGCGGCCAGATCGGCGGCGCGGGCTTCAGCGGCTTCACGAGCGGTGCGTTCGGCATTGCGCGCGGCTGTGATCTCGCTGAAACGAGCGGCCAACTTGCCCTTCTTGGGCGGGTCTTCCTTGGCCTCCGGCTCATCATCGGCCTCGTCAGCGGCCTCCGGCTTTTCTTCAGCCTTGGTTTCGGCCTTCTCAGCCTCTACTGCAGCAGCCTCAAACGGGTCTGCGAGTTTGGATTCGTTGAAAGCGGCGAGCGTTTCGCCCGTGACGGTGACAGTAGCCAAGGTTTACCCCTCGTGATGTGCCCGATGAACGCACCGGTACGGTTATGCACTTCCGTGCAGGATGAAATCTGGCATGTCATCGATCCAGATGTGCGGCCGCACTCCCGTTGCTTCGATGAAGGCACGTTTTGCCTTTCGGCCGGTGTAAAACACATCTAGATCGCCAACCTTGAGCGGCTCGCTGGCGTACCGCATGGTCACGACAATGACGTTGTGCCCGCGCTTCTGGGCGGCCGCTACAAACCCGTCCCACAATGCAGGGTCCGCCGTATAGGTGCCGTCATAGTCCAATGCGATAAGCACTCTCGTTACTCCTTCGCGGATGTGGCGGCCAGTTGCTTCTCGTTCTCGGTCGATTCGTGCTGAAGTCGCTTCAGGTCGTGCTCGTTGTCCACCTTGGTCTTGAGCAACTGCCCGGTGGCGGCGATCTCGGCCACACCCAGGGCAGTCTGCGAGCGCACTTCGGTGTCGTGGCGCTTGGTGGCAGCGTTGATCTGCGTGTCTTCCCGCCAAGCCTTGTTTTCCTGATCCTCGATGTGCACGGCTGCCGTGGACTTGATGAGTTCGCGCTTGGTGGCAGCTTCGTCCTTCTGGGCTTGCAAGTCGGCCTTGAACTTGATCTCCATGCCCATGGCTTGAATCTGGTCGCCCATCTGCTTGATCTGCTGCTCTTGCTGCTTGAGCTTCATCTGCACGCCAGGCGGGATGTCGGACTTTTCGTCGATCTGGGCCAGCGGGTTGGCTGCGGCCATGCGGTCGGCGATGGTGTCTGAGCCCTCGAAATCCATGTTGCGGAAGAAGACGTCGCCCGCAATCTGCATGAGGTTCTCGTTACGCTCGAACATCGGGCCCATGACAGCCAGGCTCTCCTGGCGCTTGGTGTTGTAGCCGGGGCCGGTGTCCATCACGATGTCGTATTCGCCCACGGTCACGTCGTTGAGCACCGATTCCACCGGGCCGGGCGTGTCTTGGCCGGGGCTTGGGTTGGGGGCGTTGATGGTTTCCTGGCTGCTCCGCCCGTCATCGCCCACGATGCGCACGATGCGGCCTTCTTCGTGGTAGTAGGGCGGGATCAGGTCGAGGAGCTGTTCGCCGATGAACCGCATCATCCGGGTCATGTTGTCGTAGAAGTGGAATGTGCTGTTGTCGCTCTGCTGGCGCTCGGCGTTCAGGGCCTTGCCTGAGACGTTGCCGCCAATGCGCATGGCCGGATCAACAATGCCGAGCACTGACGTGAGGTCGTTGCTCATCGTCTCAGCCATCACCATCGCGCCTTGTGGCGGCCCTTCGGGTTGGATGCGATTAGGCGGCGGGGCTGGGTTGCCGTTCACGTCCACGGGTACGTAACGCATGGTTGCAGTGGCCGAGGTGTTGGCTGTGGCCCACTCGTTCTCGTGGCCTTCGTCCTGCCCCTCGGCGATCACCCACTTGGCCTTCGGGGCGAGGGCAACCGACTCCACCATCGCGGTGCGCCAGAAGTTGTATTGGCGCTGGGGGTCCATCGCGTTGCGGACCAGCCCGGACAGGTGGCGCTTGCCGTCGATGACTTCAACCTTGCCATACATCACCACCACAGGGATGAAGCGGCCGGGCAGTTCCTTGCGCTCCAGCACCTCGCGGGCGGTGATCTTGTACCAGCACACGACCGAACGGTAGGACTCGCGCTGATCGACCACCGCCACACCCGCGGCCATCAGCACGTCATCGCTGGGCAGTTCGTCCTTCCATGCCTTGGAGCCATCTGACAGCATGCACAGCAGAGCCCGCTTGCGGCGAATCTTGAAGTACTCGGCCACCCGGATTTCGTCCTTGGTAAGCCAGTCGGGCAGCAAGTCCCCGTTTCCACCCTCTGTGAAGTTGGCATCTTCGGCCTCGGGGTAGGAGCGTTTGAAAGCTTTCTTGCCCATCTTGTCGGTGATGAGGAAGCGCTCCATGTCGGAGCCATCTGGCATCGTGCTGTCAGGGTCGCGGTAGCAGCTGAACGGGTTGTCGATGGGTGCGAGGTACAGCTCTTGCTCGAAGGCGTCCTCTCGCACGTAGCGGGCCATGATGCGGCAGTAGCCCCAGCCGATGGTCAGCGCGGAGTCGAACGCCGTGTCGTAGGCCAAATCCCCGCCGCCGCCGTTGTTCTCGATATGGCGGATCATGCCCTTCACGATGTCGGCGATCTTCTTCTTGGCGCCACCTCCAGCGGGTTCCACCTTGATGCGGGGGCGCTGCTGGCGCTGCTGGTTGGCAACCTGGAGGCAGAAGGCGTCGGTCTTGTTGATGACCAGGCACGGGCGCTGTTCAAGCTTGCGGCTGTTCTGAATCTCGGGGGGCCACTGCTCGCCATGTCGGAAGCGCAGGGCCTCCATGCCATTGCGGCGGTTCTCACTTTCGGCTTCTTCGGCCTGCTTCAGGAAGTCGATGGCCTCCTGGATGATCTCTTCATCGCTGGGGTGCAGCGGGTCTTTGTCGTCGCTCATCCCATCCAGCCGCCATTGATGGGAGGCCGCTCCGCTTGTGTGGTTTGCTTGGGTTTCTTGCGAGGATTGACCATACCCGGGAATAACTCGGTAAGCGCCCATATCAAGGCATCGGCCCGATTAGGAGAACTGGCCCCGGTATACCCGATGGTTGAGAATGCGGTCAATTCGTCCTCTAGCTCGGGGAAATACCCCACATGGCGAATCTTACCGGATTCATACAAACTAGAGAATGGTTCCGCTCTAACTACTTTGCCACGGCTGGCGGTAACCATTTTATAAGGGGTGCGCGGGCGCGCCACCTTAATAACTTGCTCGACCATTGCCCCGCCGAAGTTACCCTCACCAACTACTATATCGGCGGCGTGGCGATCAAACGCGGTGGTGGCGATATTCCCCCAAACGGCCGGGCCAGCCTTTACGGTGCAGTCTTCAAGAACGTACCCGTTTCCATCGGTGCCCAGGCCGGCCACAACGACCCCGATGGCGTCGTTATCGGCGTTGTCGGCATCCCCCGACCCGCTTGGGTCCACTGCGACCACGATCCGCTGCATATCTGGAAGGTCACCGCCAAGGTGGCGCCATCGATCAATGGTCTCGTCTGTGAACAGGGCGTTGGGCGTGGCATCTGCAAATTCTCCGTGTCTGAACCGCTTCTGTTGCTTGGCGCTCATCCCGCCTAAGGTTTTCTCTAGGTAGTCGGGCGGCAGGTTGGCGAGGTTGTCGTCTGGGTTGAGCCTGATCCAAGCCAAGTCTTCCGGGTGTGGCAGGGGCAGCTTGGTGTTGGGGTCGCGTTTCTGGACGAAGTAGAGGTATGTCCAATGCCCCTTGTTGGGCGGGTTGCAGTCGTAGAGCATCAGCAGGCGCATGGGCCTGTCTGGCATGCCTTCCACCTTCAGGCTGATGACCTGCGCCAGTCGGGTGCGCACCAGCTCGACGCTGCCCCATGGGATTTGGCTGGACTCGTTCAGGTAGATGCCGCAAAACTCCAAGCCCAGAATCTTCTCGGTGCGCTCTTTGTCATCGAGCCCGGCAATCCAGATTTGGCTGCCCTTGCCGATGTCGAAGTAGCCCATCTGGTCGTTCCACTTGAACGCCACGCCAGGGAAGCACAGGCGCATGACCTTCGGCAGCGTGTCCATTGCGATGGACTGCTTGGCTGCGTTGAAGCGAAAGCGGAGGATGGCTTGCCTGGAGCCTGGTGCTGCGATGGCTCTGGCGCAGAAGGCTCGAACGGCCAGGAAGGTCTTGCCGGAGCGGGAGCCGCCCACCAGCAGGGTGTGAGTCTGCGGGCCGCTGATGAGACGCTGGGCCTCGATCTGCTTGGTGGTGAGCCTAAAGGAGTCCGCCATCCTCTGACAGAAGCCCCACCTTGAACGTCTCTCCCGGCTTGTTGCCCACCTCGACGCTTGCCAGCTTGGCATGGACGTAAGGTGCAGCAGCATTGGCGGCCCACGCCCGGTCTCTTGGCTCTGCGTCGTTGTCGTTCAGCACGCCCAGCATGTACTCAAGCGGGGTGATCTTGGCTGTGGCAATGACAGTCTCGCGGGCCGCAGTGCGCTTGTTGGGCGTGCCTGCGGTGCGGCCTCCCCTTCGCTCGCCTGGCGCTGATCCTTTGCCGGCCATTGCTATTGCTTTGCTAGTCGTTGCAATTTCAGCCCAGGGAACAGGCTCATCAGCCCCTTGGGGCTTGCCGTCTTGTTCAGGGCTTGTTCAGCTTGCTTCTGGTTGTTGACGCGGCGCTGCATCTCTTGGCGTTGGGCTTCGAGGAAGGTGCTGGCTGCGATGATCTTGGCTTGCTGGTCGTTCATGGCTTTGCCTTTGGCTTGGGGCCTGGCTTCTTGCGGGCTGGCGGGCCTTTGGGCAGCAGCGGGAATGTCGGGTCTGCCACCCCTTGCAAGATGGCGCCGATTAGGTCCACGCCACCCGCGGCACCAAGCGGCGTAAGCTTGTTGGCCTGCTCATCTTTGGGGCGAGCCCATACGGGCCAGTCGTTGAAGTGCATGGTTAACCCTTGTTCACCATTTCCAGAAGATGCGCAGCGTTGGTGTTGAGCCATGCCTCGAACCCTTGGCGTTGCTTGCCGTCTTGAATGAGGCTGTTCGCCAGTTCAAGGGCGGCCTCCTTCGTCACAGGCTTGGGCAACTTCTTCAGTTCTGCAAACACCTGGTCATGCAGGGCGCTCACTCCAATACCCCAATCACATCCGCCTCGTGCATCGTGATCAGCGATTCGCCTTTGTGCTTGAACGCTTCCTTGGCGTAGCTGCTGAATGCCACGCGATCACCCGCTTTGAGCGTCATCGGCTCCAGATACCCGTTATCGTGAAGTTTCCCGGGTCCAACTGCGATAACCGTTCCTTGCTTGGCGTCCTCTTGGGAGCTAGGCGCAAGGATGATGCCGCCTGCCGAAATAGATTCCGGGTTATCTGGGCGGACGATTACGAGGTCGCGGAGTGGGTTCAGAGACATTTTGTGTCCTTTGGTTTGATTATAGTGAATGTTGGTTATGCGGGCTCTGTTTCTAATAGGTCGGCTTCAAGTTCCTCCAGGGTAATGCCGTATCTCTCCATTAATGCGAGAACGTGGGCGATATTCTCATCGCGGGTATCGTCGGGGGTTTCGGCTTGTCTCATCTCTGCTCCTTTGCCGCCTCACGGGCAGCGTCAATTAGCTGTGCCCACCTGTAAACCTCAGTTCTGCCCCTGGTGTAGTCGGCAGGCTTGGGCCAAAGGGCGCGCATGATGGCTTGAATGGCTCCTGGGTGGCCGAGCAGCGCATCTTTGAGGGCCTGGCTCCCGTGGGGGCTGTTGGGTACAGCACGGGCTTCACACCCTTGGCAGCCGACTTGGTAGCTGCCAGATGTCCATGCGTTCAATTCGGCCTGGGCGCACGCCTCACAGGTCATGTCGTTTCCTTCTGGAGTTGGCGGGCGGCTGCCCTGTACTTGTCTCGAATGGCTCTGAGGTCATCCAACGAGTAATGCTTCGGCGCTTGGTCTGCCTCTAGTGCCTCAACCGCTGCAGGCCCGATCCTTGCCACCACGCCAGCCCTGAAGTCAGCAGCAGTTGCGCCGCCTGGGCGGTTGCAGTTTTTTCTTTGAGCAAACACATTGCGCTCATCGAATTTCAGTTGTGGATTGCTCCCCCGGCTGAGGAAGTGGCCAGCGTCGATTGATCCGCCTGGGCGCTGTGCCTCGAATGGCTTGCCGCAGTCAATGCAGCCGTGACCGGCCTTGATGTCTCGCAGCCTCACGTAGAGGTTGAATTCCTTCTGCGCCTCAACGGTCAGCTCGCCTCGGTTCTTGATGGCCTCCTTGCGCGCCCTGATTCCCTTGCGCTCCTCCTTGCCCGCTGAAATATCCAGCTTTATCTTGGTTTGGATAATTGCCTTGTGGGCGCACTCAGGGCCGCAAACCGCCTGCATCGGGCGAACGAGCGCGAATGTCTCGCGGCACACTTTGCACTTGCGCTTCACAGGCACGGATAGACGGGCCTCTGTGGTGGGCTTGCGGAGGAAGGCGGTTCGCTTAAGCATTCAGATCACCAGCAACAAGCCGAGCCACCCGCCGACCACCAAGGCCGAGAGCACATAGGCAAGCCACAACCAAAGCTCAAGCTCGTCCCTCATGCTGTCGCCCGATCCATGACAGGCTCTG